CACTATTCCATAATACTTGAATCTTCTCAACAGTCAGATTCTTCTTTTCAGGGAGTTTTCGATAATCATACATCGCCAAAGTTTTTTCTATTGGGATATTATAATTACTCCCGTAAGGAGATACAAATAGCAAGTCTCTAGTAAGTTTTGGAGTTTTTACTTGGAATACTTCATCAAAAGCATTCAAGTATTTCTTACCGGTTTTCTTATGCACTCCAATGATGATTAAACGTTTCCTTGATACTTGGGAGTTCCCATAGTCAGAAACGGACCTTTCATGAAAAATAAGTTTATAGTCCTTAAAGGTTTCCTCAAAGAAATACTTGGGAAGCAGAGATAGCAAACGAGGAAGATTTTCAATAAGAAAAATCTTAGGCTTATACTCTAATATTGCAGCAGTTACTAGATTTAAACTCCTGTTATCCTTGGGATTACCCAATTCCTTTACTTTAGATAACCTCATTACTGAAGATGCTCCGCAATCCGGGCTTGATATAATGATATCCACTTTCTCATCAAATTCTTGTAAACAGAACCCTTTATAGAAAGGTATATCACCAAAATTAGCTTTCCATTGCTCTTCACCAGGAGTATGGAATACTCCTCTGATTTCTATATTCCCAATCAGATGTTTCCTGAAAGGGAATAGGAGTGCACCCTGTCCAGCGCACACTCCTAATACCCTTAAATCTTTCACTTCTTGTAGCTTCTAAGTTTTACATACTTAACCCAGGAATAATGTTTACGAGTTCGGATATATTCCAAGTCGTGGTCATTGTTATGGGCTTCTTCTTCGAAGCTTACATCATGGTATCTTTCGCTTTGTTTGTTCCACTTAGCAAAGAACATGATGATTAGGTACTCGATTGCATACCATAAGTAGTAGAATATCCACAACATCTCTTGCATTTGTTTGAGATGAATGTGCTCATGATTGTAATCATAGGTATCAAACTTAGCACCTTTTCTCACAAAGACAATTCCGAATAGGTTCATTGCCTTGTATCCCTTGAAAGGGATGAATTTGTTGTAAATTACCTTCATTATATCTTGTTTTTAAAGTTTTCGTAAGCGTTTTTTAACTTCTGGTCATAGGCATTTTCAGCATAACCAGGACCATTATACTTCCGAGCAAAGCCTGCCCAGTCATGTTCTTTCAGATTTTTCAAGCAACTGGTATTATTCATGTAGTAATACATGAGTTTTAACTGACTTTCATGAGATTCCTGCATCTTTTTCACGAATTCGAAGACGTCTTTACAGCCACAATAGAGGTGATTGAAGCCCATAATCTGAAACATTCCCCAAGAAGCTGACTTCAAAGCACATTCTTCGTCGATTTTCTTGGCAATTTCGAGTCTTTTGTACTCATTTGCTCCTCCTAAGTACTTCGATTTATCCCATTTTGGGAAACAAATCGTAGGGTAACTCTTTTGAGCAGCTACTGACTTGTCTAAACCGAACTTATTTTTGATTTCTTTGTACATAATGTGACCTTCAAACAGAATTTGAGGTCTACCATCTACTAGAAATCCATCTCTACCTGCTCCTTCAACCAGTTGTACTGCCTTTAAAAGAGCTGGCTCTAGTCCTAAATCATTGGCTAGAGCCACAATCATTTCATTGGTTAACTTATCCATAACGTTATATTTTAAAGTTCATTAAAGAAAAGAAAGTATTGCGTATACCTTATCTGGATGATAATTAGGAGTTCTATTATCTTATATAAAATTTATAATAATATGGAAGAGAAACTCACATGTCACCTATGTAATTCACCATTAGATTTGGATGATTACGATTTAGCCAAAACAGTACCTCAATTAATGAAGGAAAAACAACTTTGTTTTCGATGTGCTTTTTGGCATAGAATTATTGAATCGGATAAAACTCTGATAGAGGATTCTAATTATGAAATGATTCCCTTGGTTACACCCTATTTTCAGCATTATTCTATTCACTTAAATAAGATTTGGTTAGAAGTCGCTACCTTTAGAAGAGAGTCATTAGGTTCAACCAAGAAATATATTGCTGCAATGGTAAATAATAAATTGTATATAGGTTCATATAATAATTGGGGATTCCAGGGAATAATTCCGGCACACTTAAGAGAACTTTTTACTCCAAATGGTATAATCCTAACTCCAGAACAACTAGATGACTTACTTAACCGGAAATCCTTTACCGCAGCAGATTTAAAAATTCTTATTGATAATTGCATTAAATCAGATTAATTTTGTATATTTGCATAAACAATTTATAATTAATAAAGATATGAAAAAGAACAAAGAAACCAAAAAGCTAAAGGAGGGTGAAGAAGTCATTTTCTCTGACGGCAAAACTCTTATGGAGAAAGTAATCGTAGAATCCATAGATAAGAAAGGTGGGTTTGCAGTACTGAGTAACAAAGTAAAGGTATCAAGAACCCTGGGACCCGATGGATTCTATACAAGGTTAGATGGTAAATCAAGTATGATATTACCTCTAACAGATAAATCCGAATTGGATTACCAAGCCTTCAAATCTTATTTCTCTATTAAGAGAAACCTGGAATTTATCGAAGCCAAGATAAAAGATATGAAGGATAAAGAGTTCAGCGAACTAATAGTAGAGTTAGATAAGAAGATATCCAAAATCGTAAATAAGTACTTTGAACAATGATAACCTGGATAATCTTAGGCATCATATATGCCGTATGCTCTATACCTGCATGGTTTATGACCAGAGTAATTACCTCATCCCACCCAATGAAAAGGGTGGGGTTCTTTTTCCTAACTATCTGGTTAATCATGCCACTGTTCCCGATATATTTATTAATCACATACTTTAAGAACTATGAACAGAGAAATAACGACGAAGAAGGTAGGTAGGCAAAAGAAGCTTACCAATCCATGCCCAGTAATTAAAGGAGAAGTACAGATAATGGTAGGAAGTCCAAAGTGTATTACCTGCCAATGGTTTGAAAGAAAATTAGAGAAGGATGGAAAAGCCTACGTACACTGCAATCGATTATAATTCCAAAGAGAATAAGGTAATCGAAGAAAGGATAAGAAATTATTACTTACCTGTAAAGAATGTCCTTGAGACAGTTCGGGATAGAAGGATTAATATACCAAATTCTCCAGGAGGATTATGTGTTGACTTGATAGAGGTGAGTAGAACCATTAATATAGAGTTCAATCTTTCTAAGGATGGTACATACTTATGGAGAGAGGTAATCAGACCCTGGTTTACTCCACAAAGGTTTAACCTTACCGATGTATACTTCACTTATTGTACTCCTGATATCTTAATTTTAGGATATGGGTTAACCGTTGATAGTAAGTCATGGTATAAGGTACCTTTAGAGAAATTGAGGGGTTATGAACCTTTGTTGAAAACAGGATTCTGGTTCCCCACCAGTAAAGCATATAATAATAACCGTATTAAAATACTAGAGTGTGCCTTGGATGATTTAGAGAGAATTAAAAAAGAGGGAGAACCAAAGCTCCCTCCTATTACCTTTGAAGAACCTAAAATATACCCTTGATTATGGTGAAGGTTGAAGTGATAAGTGATAAACCTAATAAGAGAATCTTAAGATGTTCTGAAGGTAATAGAGTTTGGTATCGGTTATGGATTAATCCTGAGGATATGATGAGAATAGAATCCTTATTGGAGGGAGGAGATAGGATTTGGATGGAAGAACTTGAGATGTATTATACTTTCTTCTATGAGATAAGAAATGGTAGAAGGGTCTTAGGGAAGGATAGGATTAAGGGGATATTAGATATCCTTTTATAGGATGAATGCCAGGGATGTTAGGTCTCTGGCTTCTTTGTGTGTGCATGTGTGGTTGTGGTGTCTTGGTATGCCCTTATCACGAAAGCCTAAAATTTCCTGGTACTAAAAGGGCCGAACGGTTACGTTAAATTTAACATTTAAAAATAAAAAGTAAGGGACAAACATTTTTATTTGTCCCTTTCAACTTTAAATTAATTCAATCAGAGTAACACACGTATCTTTGTTTTGCAAAACAAATAATTCGCTATCGTCATCTTTATTTGCGTACACATTGTAATAATCTGATTCAATTATTTTTTTGTGTCCGTCTTGCAAAAGCATTTTATCTAATGTTTCAAACGTTTCATTTAAACGCTTTTCTGTTTCTTCTTCGTCTTGCAAAGACTCACTTTGCATATCTAAAACAGAAATATTTATCTTTCCGTCACTCTTAGAAATCGAATGATTTAAAAATTTCTTTAATAGTTCTTTGTTCATATCTTTAAAATTTTAAAAAGGGAAAGATTTAATCTTTCCCTTTGCAGTTAGTTACTTGAAATTCTTAACAATATTCAAACCTTTTGTAAGAACTTCTTTTTTTGTGTCCTTTGTATTTTCGCTTGCAATAGACGCAAAAGAAAAATCATGAATTTTATAAACTTGCTTATAAAAATCGTTGAAAGCTGAAACAAGTGTTTTTAATTCATGATTTTTCTTTTCTTCTTTTGCTTTGCAAATCGAATTAAGCAAAGAAAAAGTTGTATTTCTTAACTTTTTTCGATATGCTTTTTTTTGCTTTTCGTTCAATTCAGAAAACAGAGATTCAACATAAATTTCTGTTTTCTTTCCTAAAGAAGTTTTTAAAAGTCCGTTTGTTTTTTCATTTAGACTTTTAAAAATACTATCAACTGATAATTTAATAGTGCTATTTGCTTTTGCTTTTGCAGTTGCTTTTTTTGCACTAACTTTGTTAATTTTGTTGTTCTCAACTTCTTTAACGTTCTCAACTGATACTAAATTTTTTGTTTCCATAAAATAAATACTTATTTGTTTAAGTTTATATTATTATATCCTTTTCTCATAACAAATAAGATTATAAGAAAAGAGAAAAGGAGTAATTAATTTTATGTTGTTTCAAAATGTCAAACGATAAAATACTATCAATACAAAAGTAGTTTTTATCTCTCTTTCTGTATTACAAAGATACAACTTATATTTTAATCTACAAAATTTTTAGAAAAATATTTTCTTAAAAAGTTT